CAACAAGTAAAACACCAGATAGCAGTGAAGCAAAGTGGATGCCACCTAACCAGGTGGAGAACATCTACCAGACACTTCGATGGATAAGGGTTGTCACCAAGGAAATTCCAAATTTACCTAACGGTAAATTGAAGGATAACTTGGAGAAGGAGATTACCCGCCTGCTTGACGATATTGATGTCAAGACTACGGTCAGCGACAGAGTATTGTTATTACAGAGCGCTTTCTCCGATCTCTCTAAACTTGTAGAACAGAATCTACATTTTTTAGAACAAGTTCCGAATGATGACCCATCAGTCAGTGATAACTGGTATGCGATTTATCGCACATCTAAGTTAATCTGCGAAAGGGTGAATAGCCTGTTGGCCCCTCAGCCTAACGGTGGCACGTCGCCACCCTGATCCTTAACGAATCCTTTAGAAAGGAGCAGTTAATTGTATGCCTAAAGTTAGACACACAGATCGGGGAGCACTTGGTCATCGACTATCGGTCATAGGTATTCCAAGACACCTTATTCCACAGATTGTGGATATATGGTGCCGCTGGGTAACCCATAACGGCCCTGAATGGGCAGTCAAGAGGTTCAAGTCCCTCAAGGTTGACTTGATTCGTCGCCAAGCTGGCCTACCTAGTATCACTACATATGTTCGAAAGAACAGACACGGTGAGTACTATGGGGCCATCGGTGCGTTATTCCGCTGGGCAAGGCTCTCTGAGAAGAAGTTCTCTCGAGCCTTGCAAGCATTATGCATATACACGTCGGTGACTTCTGATGTTACGACTAAATCGCAATTGAAGAAGTTCTTGGACGCTGTCTCATGTGATGAACCTACTGGGATGTCATTGGAAGAGCTATCCGAGCTCATGAATGTTACATCCTCTTTGATCGGTCATCGGGTTATTAGCCCGGTAGACAACCGTATGGTTGTATATAGGGGCTCCCCCGAGAAGATAGCACCACTTCCCCATAGTTTGGGGTATACTCCTCAGAATCGAAAGATTCTGGCGGACCTTACTTGGTTCCGCTTACCGAGGAATACGCAGTTCTATCTTGAGCATAAGTCCTGTTTTGACAGGGTGCTCGAGGGAATTGGTCATGTGACTAAGTCACTTCCACTGGAATCGATGGATCGCATCAGCTATGCTGGTGAAGTCCATTTCATCCAAGAACCTGGTTATAAGTTACGTAGTGTTGCCTCCCCATATCGTATCCTTCAATTGGCTTTACAGCCTTTAAAGGACGAACTTGGGAGGATTGTGTCAACACTGCCATGGGATTGTACCTTTGATCAAACAAGGGCTTTTGCCCCTGTCCAGAAAGCGTTGTCTAACAGTTCCGAGGTCTATTCTGTAGACTTAAGTTCTGCAACTGACTACTTTCCGCTTGACCTTCAAATGATGGTCCTTAGAGCGATCTTTGGTAATGTACCAGATGTGCAATTGTTCCACGATGTTTCCCGTCTGACTTGGAAGTCAGAGTTAGGTGATATCACCTGGAAACGTGGACAACCACTCGGCTTGAACCCCAGTTTCTTTGCGTTTACATTAACGCATGGCATCGTACTCGCTTGGCTCTCTGGAATGAGAGTTGAACAGTTCTTTGTAGTGGGGGATGACATAATTATCCTTGACCACGACCTATATCGGAAATACCTAACTTGGCTTGAAAGGGTCAGGTGTCCGTATTCTACAGATAAAAGTCTTGCCTCCTCAAAGCTTGCTGAGTTCGCTGGAAAGGTGATAACACCTACCTCGATATACCCGCAGCTAAA